ACCTGTAAGGTCAGTAGGTGCAATACTAATATTAGCTGTACCATCAAAGGATTGACCAGCAATTGTACGTGCAGTTTCTAGTGCAGTGGCTGTATCGGCATTGCCTGTAACTGCACCAGTAACATTACCTTCAATGTTGGCTACAAGTGTGCCTGTAGTAATAGTAAGGTCACCTGTAGATGCACCCGTAAACGTGCCAGTACCTACAGTAAATTTATCTGCACTTTCATCAAATCCAATAAACGCATTAGCATCGCTACCACGCTCAATAACAATACCTGCATCACCAGAAGGTGAACCTGAGCGCCCATGCGCTACTTCAATAAGCTGGTCAGCCACAGTCAGGTTGCTTGAGTTGACTGTAGTTGTTGTACCATTTACTGTTAAGTCACCGCCAATAATAGCATTACCAGTGGTGGTTACTTGAGCAAACTGTACGTTATCACTTGTAGCTAAACTTTGGTCAGTGTCAGATAAATCTGTAGCAGCAATGGTAATATTTGCGCTACCGTCAAAAGATTGACCAGCGATTGACCTAGCTGTTTCTAATACAGTTGCACTAGCAGCATTGCCAGATGTATCTTGATTACCTGTGGTGTTAACACCCGGAAGACTTATGTTAGCCGTACCATCAAAGCTAACACCACCTATAGTACGAGCAGTCTCTAATGCTGTAGCTGTAGCAGCATTACCTGAAGTGTCCTGATTGCCTGAAGTGTTTACACCGGGAAGGTTGATATTAGCAGTACCATCAAAAGATACACCGCCAATAGTACGTGCTGTTTCTAATGCTGTTGCAGTGTCTGCGTTGCCTGTTACATCACCTGTAACTGGACCAACAAGAGACGTACCAGTGATTGTTGTGCCTGTAATAGCAGCAGCCGAATTAGCACCGATAATAGCACCATCAATAGCACCACCATTAATGTCTACTGTAGTTAATGTAGATGTACCTGTAGCAGCTAATGTGGTAAAAGTACCAGCACCAGCAGAGCTACCGCCGATAGTTACCCCATCAATAGAACCACCATCAATATCTGCAGTACCGGCCACTAGGGCATCAATATTAGCTGTACCGTCAATATACAGATTACGCCACTCAGAGCCTACGGCGCCTAAGTCGTATGTATCATCAGCAGAAGGTAATAGAGGAGAGGCTACATCTGCAGTAACTGTAACTGTGTCACTTGCAGCATTTCCAAGTGTAGTGTTTCCATTTACTGTAAGATTTCCGGTAAGAGTAGAGTTAGTGTCTACTTGCAATACGTCTATTGTGGCTGTACCATCAAGATACAAATCTTTAAACTGTAGGCTAGATGTGCCTAAATCAATATCATTAGTAGTAACAGGAACAATTGCTCCATCTTGAATACGTATCTGTTCTACAGCAGCACTAGATACCTCTACAAAGACACCAACCCGATTGTTTGATGTATCAATAGCTACTTTGTTTAGTGCATCTGAATCAGCGATTAAAGGTACATACGCACCCTCTGCCGCAGTACCATCGTGCTTATGCCCTGTGCTTGCACTAAAGGCATCCCGAAGAGCATTATATTCCACATTAATTGGATTAGCGCGTACAACAGCCGTTGCAATAATATCTGCTGAAGATTGTCTTGTATATCCTGCCACTTGTTATCTCCTATCCCCTGTTCCATACAATATTGATACAGCCTGTATGGTATGGCTGGGGCTTGTGCTGTTGGTAACATAAGATACTGAAATAGAATCACCTGACCCGCTTATGTTAGTACTACGGATTGGTGTAGGGTTTCCGTCATAGATGGCTGTATCATCATAAATAGTTGAACTTGCATCAAAGAAAGATGCCGCACCTGCCGTAGTTAATTCAAAATTTGAAGGTGTAAAAATTTCTGCGTCACCAAAATTATATTCTATACCTACGGCTATTGTCGCCTCACCCTCTGATTTAAGAAAGGTTTTAACTCTATAAAATACTTTGCGTAATTCTGGGTCTTGCATAAAGTAAAAGGGAGTTTGGTAAACGCTTAATATATCACTTCCACCAAACGAACTACCTTCTTCTTGTTTGAATACTTTACCAGTAGTATCTCCATGAAGCACAAACTCAAACTGCCCTATGTACCCACTAGCTACTGCCGTTGCTTCAATCCCCACAAGCTGGCTATATTCAAATGTAGACTGTGCTGAAGAACTTTTACGTATAGCCGCTAACAAAGATAAAGAGGTGTTAGCTTCAAAGAATAATCTAAACTGTGATTTTCTGCGAATTACTAGAGCTTTTAGTTTAGTTACATCTTCGTTTGCTGTATAATTTTCAAATGTTTTTTGTATTTCACGGGATACTGTTTCAAGCTCAACGTCACCAATCCTAGATGTTCCTGAGATAGGTCTAATGCCATCCGGACCAAGAAAGATAATGTCTCCACCAAATTCAACTACAGTATCTGGTGCAACACAACCCAAGTCATTAGTGACACTTTCTACACTAAAATTAGAGTAGTTATCCCCAACAATACGTTTAATTTGGTTCTGGCCAAATACATATAGTTGATTACGAAAAGACTTTAATTGTGTTATTGTAAAGCCTATGTTAATAACACCTGCTCCACTTGCAGGGTCAAAGTCTGTGTCTGCATTAGGAGCAGAAAAATAAATATTAAAAGGTTCGTCAGGGTCGCCAGCTAACCAAAGGTGATTTGAAAAAGCACTAGAAAACTTAGGATTATTAGGTGCATTAGTATGTGTAATCTGTGTGTATGTAGTCCCGTTATACTTAGCAGCAGGATTAACACCATCTGTTAACAACAGGATTTCTTCAGACCAATTGTACCGCTCAAATCGTACAATTTCAACTCCTGTCATGGTAGGACTACCTGCAGTAGACACTGCTTGCCAGCCTTTAACTGTAGGAGTACTTGCTACCGTACCTGTTGCAGTGGATGTACCACCTGTAATTACATTACCTGTAGCAAAAGTATTATCAGGTAATCTGCCAAAGTTTACTACAATAGCATTTGCAGTTTTAGATATTACCGTACCTGTTGCTGCTACAACAGTGCTGTCACCTGAACTAACTACACCTGTAAGTGTTTCTCCTACAGTGAAACCAGACCCTTGACCCGACCCTAACGCTACATCATAGTAGTGGTTATACCAATGTAGGTAATTGTTTCCTGAAGAAGGTGTTCTACAACCAAGTATGCCTTGATTTATCTCACCATTTACTGCCAAACCTAACACTTTACCTGTGCCAGGTAACGTTCCGTAAGAGTTTTCATAACCGCTTATACGTCTATAACCACCCTCAAGTGCAGGCTCCATATTAATCAGACGTATGGCGCTTCCAGATAAAGTGTTGCTTTGAGTTAGGGGGTCAACATTAGTGACAAGCCCCCCTGAACAAATCGAGACAAAAGTTTGTACATTGTCAGTCATAGTTAATTTCTATCAATACTTACGCTATTACTAGATTTTTGTAGCGCAGTAGATATAACATTCGGATGCTGGTCAACAACTAACCTACGCATCATTTTTATGCCATCTTCAAATTTTGTACTATGCATACTGGCGCTCTGCTCATTAGAACGGAATAGCATCATATACATCATAGCACCATCAATGATTACATGTTTAAATCTATTAGGTATTATTGATACATCATCGGCTAATACAAGGTCAGCAGGAAATTTCCAATATCTATATTCGATTACATAAGCTGCATTCGGAATAGGAGTGACACCAAACTTTGTATCCTGCGTCATGTAAACGTAATCAGGGGCGTTTCTGCCACCTTCGCCGCTCACTTCTTCATTGCTTCTATATTTAGATAGGTATTCAGCATAAGTAATTAACTGTAGCTTTCTAGGGGTATTGCTTTCAGATGTAAGTTGTTTAATATAAAAATTATCCCAATCTGCTTTTGAATAATCAGCGGGGAAAGCGTACGTGCCTGTACCTGCAACCAAGGTTTGTTCGTATGTTATTAAAGCAAAGGGCCATTCTTGAGCATCTTGGAGCGTCTCTCGGATAGCAGAATTAATCGCATCTTTAGCTAATGCTTGCACGTTTTTTGCAGCAACAAAGCTAGACTCATCTATTTGAACTTCATTTAATCTACGCAGAAGTTCATTAGTTAGATTGATAAATGTACTCATTGTTATAGCCTTTTAGCCGGTGTAAAATATAATCTAGCAGAAAGTGTAGCGTCAAAGTTTTGACTAGACGTATGCCTAAACACTAATACTTTATCTCCTGCGTGTAAAAACAAAGGACCGCCGCCGATAAATTGTTTATTACTGTGGCCAGCTATGGCTTCTTCACCCACAAGAAAATGATACGTGTTATTTTCCGCATTAAATATTTGAATGCCTATATTAGAAGTAGAGTTATCTTCATTAGCCACCATAAGAAAAACTATTTCAGCTTCGTGGCTTTGAGGGCAAGTAAACAATAGTGTAGCATTGTTAGGGTTGCTTGTAGTGCTAGCAGAGTTACCTGTAACTGAGACAAAGTCGCTATCTGTTCTAAAGTTAATGCCTGCCATTTACTTATGCTTTAATTTATTTACAATTTTTACTTTATTAACATATTTCTTTTTTATTAATGTGGCGCCCTTACGTAAACCCATAGCGGCAGGTGTACCCCTAGCAGAAATCATTCCCTGTGGTGCACGCGCACCAGCAGCACGGTATTTACTGTCTTCCTTTTCTAATGTCAGCGGTGTTACCATACCACCTAAAGCATACTTTTTATTTTTACGCATGTATGAACCCCTAATAATAAAAAAAAGTAAAGGGGCAAGTTGCCCTGCCCCTTACGTTAGTCTTTAAGCAACGTCACGTGCTACTTCTTGAGCAGTCAAATCGCCTTCGTCATTGCAATCCATGATTACAGCCCAGATACGCATCTTACCAGTAGTAACTGCGCCACCTGAAAGGGTAACAAGTTTCAAGTCAATGTTGTCATCAGCAACAGCCATTCGTGGAGAATATGCTGCTGGGTTCTGTGCTACAACACCAGCTGCAGAAGTTCCGTCGAAACCATCAACAAAATCTTCAGCAGCAATCATGCCCAAATCTACTGTAAGAACAGCACCATCAGAGGCAGTATCGACTTCGATACCTGCATTCATCACCATCATGCCTTTTTTAACAGCAATTACTGGAATGACATCGCCAGCGGCAAGTGCGCTACCTTTGTCAGACAGTGCTGTTGCAAGGTTAAGAACGGTTTGAACCATGTATGGATTACGACCACGCTGCGAATTGCCACGTGCCGCTTGGAGTGTATTATCACCTAGTGCCATGATTTAATCCTCCTATACCAAGCAATATTTGGCGTTGATAAGAGCCTCTGGACGGAGAATCTTACGGCCATACAGATGCATACCACGGACAATGTCAGCAAAGCTGTCAGGGTCACGGTATGTTTCCGTTTTGTTGATTTGGTCAGCAGTAGCAACCGCTGAAGAATGACCACCAACAATGATACCAAAGTTATTGGCTTGTGTGCCAGACGCTGAAGGTCCAGTACCGGCCTGTGGTAGATTGTTAGAAACATGGACTTGGAATCCATGCAGGTTATTCAAAATCAAACCATTTTGCAGTCCAGAACCACCGAAGTCAGAATCAAACAAACGTGAGTCTTCATCCTTCAACAGCTCAACGAACACTGGGTCAACAACCAACCAACGACCCTGTGTCTCCACGTTTTGCAGGTCAAGTTGACGAGCCATACGTGCAATCACAGTAAGTGGGTTAGCAGTAGCAGCGGCTGTTGGAACAGCTTCTGAAGCGCGAGGCTTTAGAATGATTGTGTTACCAGCAGCACCACCATTGAAATCAGACGCATCCAGCTTCATTGAAGCAAGAAGTTCATCATTTCCAGCGGTAGCAACAGCTTTAGTTCCGTTAACAGTAGCATTTACTGTATCTGGACGACCACTGATTGCAGACTGCTTGTAGCCTGACAGGTAGCCAAGAACATCTTGGTCAAACTGGTCAGCCAAACGGTATGCAGCACGGTTGCTTGAGAGAGACTCAAAGTTAACGTGCGAATGTGCTTCCTCAATGTCGTCAACTTTAAAAGCAAAGTAGTTTGCTTTGTCAACTGTGAGGGTGAAGTCCTCATCATCAAGGTCTTGAGGGGTAATGGTTGTACCACGCTCGTATGCTTTGACAGTAATCTCAGGCTCTTTAATGATTTTAACTGAATCACCAAAGTTTGCGATTTCTCCAAAGTAGTCGTTATTCGTAATTGCGTCACAAACAGCGGCCTTGCGGAATGCAAGCTGCACCTGTTTGGAGTAAATTACAGGACTAAAATTACCATTCGGTAAGTTGTTATAGCCCGGAGCTCTTGGAAAAGCCATAATCCATCTCCTATGTTTTGGATTCTACAGATGCAAACAGTACAATTCTTTGCAGAGGCTGTATAACGTAGGGTGTACAATGTACAAAGGTTGCAACCAGTGTATAAAGTAGGCCATGTTACTCAGGTAATCTTTAAGATGTTTGTAGTTTGCTATTTTGTAGCGTTGGTAAGGAGCTACCCTACCTATTCTACATATGACAAGAACACCCGTTCTTGCCAATTTATTGTTTATCTAGCTGCACCAGATAAATCATAAATGAAGTTTCCACTACGAATAGCCTCAGAAATTGTGTCTGCATGCTTTTCGTATTCGTAGGCAGTCATTTTTTCTACTTCAGATTCTTTTATTGCTGAAGATGTTTCGTCTGCCTGCGGTTTTGTTATTGAATTTTTGCTAGATACAGATTTTGCTGCATCTTTATTATTTGGTTTTTTAGCTTTCTTGGTTACTATGTCGCTGTCAATTTTGTACAGGTCGATAGCACGCGCTGCTGATTTAGCATCATTTTCATTTTCATACAGAGCTTGTTGTACCCATGCAGGCTGCTCTTGTACCCACGAATGAAAATCTTCGCTATTTC